GTAGACTCTAACACTCATTCGTGTCTCCTGGACTTTTTCACCAATAAGTTCAATAATCACCAGGCTTATCAGCGAGAGTATACTATCGATGAAGCAATTAATCGAACAGATGTTATGAACCCATTGAAGTATACCACCGGTAGTGGTTACTGGTCAATGTTTGGATTCAAAGATGGCAAGAAGGAGTTTTTCACAGAGTTACCGCAAGAGTATGATACGAATGGAGAGGCATTGCCGTTGAGAAGAACCTTCTCCGATAAGGCTAAGCAACATGTTGTGCCTATCTGGGATCAGTCTTTCGTGCAACGACTGGCGAAGTGCACTGTAGACATCCATAGCGGACGTATATTTTCTCACTTTTGGATTTCAACTAATAAGGATGAACTTAGACCACTTGCCAAAGTGCAGGCGTGCAAGACACGCGTTTTCGAACAACCGGGACTCGAGTATACTCTCTTAGTCCGACAGTGCTTTGGTGGTTTTCTTGACTACTTTAAGACGCGCAGTGGATTTACATTTTACCATGGGATTGGTGATGAGAAAGAGGCCGTGTGGAAAACGTACGCAAAGGTTCTGAAGGAGCATTCCGTGTACGGACATGCATTTGACTACAAGAATTATGACGGGAGTCTTTCCCAGGATGCCTTCCAGTTCTTCCAAGATGTGTGCGACAGATTTTACAATGACAAAGGAAAGCCCACGCAAAAGGCGCGAATGTGCCTTATTCGCATTCTTCGGGATGCACAGCATATTATGGGACGATATTATTTCGAGTCATCTAAAGGAAATAAGTCTGGTAATCCATTCACCGACGTTTTTAATTCAGTGTGCAATTTTTACGTTATGGGGACCGCCTACCTTAAGTGTAGAGCAGTAGCTGGGTTAGCACCCAATATGAATACGTTTGATGATGAAATTAAAATGTTAACTTACGGTGATGATGTTATTATCACTGCTAAACAATCCACCCTGGAATATTTCCGGGGTGATTTAATTGCTGAGATTCTCAGCTTATATGGATACACTATTACGGACTCACTGAAGTCTAGTATTGTTCCTCAATTTGTTGAATTTAAGGACTTAACTTTTCTGAAGAGTCCATTTATTGAATACGAAGGAGTTTGTCTTGCTCCTTTACCTAAGAAAGACATTTATAAAGAGTTATGTTACGCTCCGAAGCAGTTTGCTACGGATGAGACCGATGTACAACAAAGAGTTGCGAACGTCTTACGTTTCATGGCGCACCATGGTCCGGTTGACTTGGAAATTTTCAAGAAACAGCTTGCATCGCGCGGTATCCCCCGAAAGTGGATGTCGTTTACATTCGATACTTTTATCAACGAAATCCGAGGCAAGCAGAGTGTTGCTTGCGTTGAGTAGATCTCAACTTCCCGGGCCCATGTAGAGGGTGGTCCGGTTTTAACTCTTTCACGC